CATCTCTTCTACAACCCCGTCCGTAGATTGCCATAGATGATAATGATTCTTGTCATCATAAAAATCTATTATGCCATTGCCTTCAACATCTTTATAATAAAGAGAACAGCCTATCTGTTCGTTATATTCATTGTAATTTGGGATAACGATATATCCGTCATCGTATGAATATACTCTTGTCTTGAATTGATTTTTTACTTTATCAAAGTAAAACAACAAACCCACATCCCCGACCTTCTGTTGTTTGGATATGACATCATATTTTATGCTTTCCATATTACGCAGCAGCCATTCTTGCTTTGCTATCTGGAACAGATTAGCCGTCTGTTCATCTTTTTCTATATTACATAAGGTGAACTCCATAGGACGAGCGGTAAGATGTAATGTATGAGCCGCATGGATATTCTTTTGGAATGCCGCCGTCAATATCATATCATCAATGACGATATTTCTTCCTCCTATCTTAACGGAAATATGCGGGATGCGCTGATTGAATTTTATTCTGTGCAAAGTAGGGTCATATTCTTCAAGATAAGTATCTTGAGTTATCTCATTAAATTGCAATAGCCCAAAATCCGCCTCTCTTTTTGTTGTTAAACTTATCTTTGCTGTCAACGGCGTAGTCAATTCGCCTCCTCTTGTAAAAGGTTTTTTATTTAGCAATCGCGTTGGATTGGATAAATACCATATCTTGTCTCTTTTTTCCATATCTAAATCTGGTCTAATATTTCAAATATCTTTTCTGAAACTTCTATTTTTGGCTCATTACGCAAAACATTTTCATTGCGATTGAAGTCAATAATCTTCAATACATCTCTTGCGTCCATGCTTTTATAAGAAGAACCGGCATGCCCCGCTAAAAGTTTATAACAATCATAATATCTTGCTCCGCAAAGCATTATTATATTATCCGTTAAATCGGGCGACATCCCTTTAAGATGACTATGCTGTGCTATCTTTCCTTGGAATTGCAGATGACCTGTCGGCGTCTTGGCAAATACCCATATATGAGATTCAAACTCAAGTTGCTTTTGCACAGTCGTTGCGCCTTCTCTCTTTAGACGTTGATGTGTATATGCCATGTTGGCAAGTTCCGGCCTGAATGTTATTATTCCACTTCTTATCATCTGATATGCAAGATGAGCCGCCTCATCTTTGAAGCGTTCATAAATATTCTTCCCTCTGTTTGAGGCTTGCACCGACCCGCTAAAAGCATAGCCGCTGCCAACAGTGCTATTAAGATTAAACACCTCTTTTAAGAATAAAGATGCTCCCTGCACATCTACAATAAGATTGCTTTCATCGCATCCATGCTTGCTTAAGAAATTCTTTATTATACCCACAGCCTCCAATGGAGTGTTTTTCATTGAATATCCAATATCTATGCAATGGAATCCCTCCCAATACATTAAGACCATATTGTCTTCTCCCGTTGAGGCATAATCAACTGTCACTCTTTTTTTTGTGTCATCCTTGGATGTCTCATTACGGAACATCCGCCTAATATCATCAATGCTCATTCCTCCTTCAGTAGATGTTTCTTCTACGGCTTGGTCGGTAATGGAGAAATTCCAATTAGTCTCAAACATACTCTCTGACAATGCACTGCTTGATACCCATTTGCGGTATCCCTTATTTTTTGCAAGCATGTTCTTGTTATCACGAATATCAAACGTATAGAAAACCATTGATAAGATAAAGTCTTCATAAGACATATCCGGATTGGTCGCCAGATAGGCATCAAGAACATCATGCGCCTTATCATAAACCTCTTTTTTTGTATCACCCCAATAGACCTCATCAAGATTACCCTTGACAATGTAAAAATATCTTACGCGGGCATTCATCTCCGCAATGGGGCGGCCGTCATCGGCTATCCACCCGCCGCCATTCTTGCCACAGCCGCATAACTTGCGTAGGAAACATTCTCTTTCGGGGTTTTGTGCAAGGTAGATTTGAGCTTTGCCGTTAGTATCCGCTCTTAATCTTGTTTGACAAATAGATATTGTCCTCCAATTGAACTTATTGCACTCTTCAAAAATAGCCTTTTTTATTTGCTTGCCCTTAAATGTCTTATCTATCGCCTCATAGCTTTCATTGGCAAGATGTTGGAATTTTATCTCACTCCCGTTAAAGAATTTCACTCCCATATCTTCCTGCCCCTTTATCACCTCTCCTATAGGGTCGTGCGGTTGTATCTTATAATTACGACTAATAAGAGGATACATACTTCTTAATGTATCAGCCGCGTTGCCGGCATCCCAGAAGTCCCCCACATTCCTCATGAACCACATTATCTTCGCCCCCGGGTTATTTATAAGATAACTTATTGGCGCATAACCAAGTCCGAAAGATTTTCCGCTTCCTCCATTACCCGTCAATACAACAAAATCTGCATTACTGCGTATGGCATCATATTGATTACCCGTTAAAGGCTTTATGATAATATCTTTTTTTACCATTACAACGCAATCATATTTCGTACTTACAATGCAAATATACTTATGTTTATAGCCGCATGCCATACCTAATCGCCCTTTGGGCGTATAAAAGGAAAATATATCCGTCTCTGCGGCGTTCAGGTGTATATTAAATTGTCAAGGGATATATATTTTTGCTGTATAAAACATTTAAAATAGAAGAAATCTATGGCAACAGAAAAAGACATTTTACAGAAAGTAAATGATTACTGTACTGAGAAACAGTATACTCTTGATGATTCATTCAGGCAAAAATTTGCAGAGAAATTCAATGCAACCAATGCCGATGCTAATTTGGAAGACAGCAAAACGGTTGATTCCATAAAATTCAATATTGACACTGCTTTTGCGGCAATAAGTAAAAGCATGGAAAAGCAAGCGGAGGTATGGAAAGGCAAAGAAAATGAATTTTTGAAACAGATTGATGAACTCAAGAAAAACGGTGCAAAAAACGAACCACCAAAGAAACAACCTAACCCGGAGGAGAAGAAGAAAGAAGTAGAATTGCCGGAAGACGTAAAAAAGCAGATTGAAGATTTGCGGAAGTTTCAGGCAGAGCAACAGAAACAAGAGAAACTTGCTAAGGTTCTTGATATTGCACAAAAGACCGTAAGAGCGGATTTGCATCCGGACTTAAAAGCACTTTTATCTATGATGCAAATAGATTATAGTAAAAGTGATGAAGATTTGGCTAAAACTCTTTCCGATAATTTTTCGGTGTTATATAAAAACAAGATAGGTGATACAAGACCTATCGCGGCGGAAGATAATAGGAAGAAATACGCAGACTTGCTCAAGGGGTTACCAAAAGTAAAAATTTAAAAATTATTAAAAATTATGGCATTTAATGTATTAACATTTTTTGAGACCTCTTCTAAGTTTAGAGGTGGAAAGAGTGTTTGGGTTAAAGACGGCAATGGGGAGAACAGAGCAAATGTCCTTTCCGGATGCACCATAGCCAATCCTAATAAGGGAATGGGTCATCTATGGGCAGCACAGCTTTTCCAATATACACCTTTCCAGAGCGGTTATATCTTCCGTTCATTTGCCATGCAGGCACAGGCTGCGGCAGATGCGACTACTATTTACGTTAAGGGGGATGGTTATTCCGATTTCCCTGAGGTGGGTATGCTTTTGATGAAAGCTCCGGCAAGTCTAACCATAGACCATTATGCAACAAGTCCCGCTACGGGAGTGAAACAGAAGGTTAAAGTTACTTTTACTGCAGGATGCTCATCCGATGGTAATGTAACTATCGGACTTGATGGTACTGAGACAACTGTTGCAGTTACTACTGCTGCTACTACGGCAGCTGCGGTTGCCGATATTGTCGGTGCGGCAAATTTCCCTAATTATACTGTATCTTATACAGCGGATAATGCTTATGTGGAATTTGAGGCAAATACTTATGGCGAGAAGGCTTATCCTTCTTTGGCTGTTGCTTCTACGGGCGTTACAGGGACTATTGAAGAAACAATTGCTGGGGTATCCAATATAGTAAAGAGCACAAGCAATTATACAGGGCAATCAGCCAAAGTTACTGCGGTGTCTTATGATGAGACTGCGCAGAAATTTACTGTAACTCTGGATACGGCTTTAGGAGTTTTGCTTTCAACAGATATTCTTGTTGAGGCAGCGGGCGAAAGTGCAAGTTCAACTGCAAGCGTTTTGGTGTCCAATCCAAACACTTTCATTGAATCGGACATAGACACTTTGCCTACTGACGGAAGTTATGGATTATCTAATGTAAACATTAGTATATCACCAATCTATGACAAAAAGGCATGGATTCAGCGGATGCAACCGCTTCCGGCATATATCCTTGCTAAGAATAGGTCTTTGATTGACGGAATATATTGGATTTAATTTAAGGAGGAAATGAATTATGGCAGGAAACGCGTATAAATGGCAATATAACGCCGATGAAGCAATAAACTTGCTTTACCAAAAAGGCCTTATGGGCGACAATAACATGGGGTTTTTACAGACCGCTATTGATGATATAGAAATAACTTCCGTATCAAAATTTTGGCAGGATAACTTTACTGTAGACCCTTCGGAATCCGAAATTGACTTGAGTGATACTCAAAAAGACCCGGCATGGACTATCCGCTCTCTTACTAAGAGGGTTGTACCTATGGCAGATGCCATGGCCCCACTATCTGAAACTGCACAACTTGACAACGAGGGTTGGGTTCAGAAAACAGGTAATATTTATCAGTTTGGCAAAGGACTTTACCAGAACTCCGTTGGCAAATTAGAGTTGGAGGCAAAATTAAAGGCTATGAACATCGGAGACCAGAATATTATTCTGGGATTCGTCAAAGGAGTGGCCGACTTGATTAAAACGCACAATTACAGATTATCCAATATGGCAGCTATGGTGCTATCCAAGGGCGGAGCATACGATAATACAACCGCAGGAAAGGGGATGTCAGGCGTAACGGTAACGCAGGATAGTTATATACCCGCTGCGAACTTTATAAAAGCAGGCACTAAGGTCTGGAGCGCATCGGATTGTGATATCCCTTCACAGATGCAAAAGATTGAGGACGATTTTAAGACCGCTCATGGTTACGATGATGTGCAGTTTGAGTGGGACATCCCTTATGATTTAGTGATGACAGTTTTGCTGAAAAACACTTATTTCATAAAAGAAGTGTCAAGATATATTGCACTTTACGCACCAGATAAGGTTGTTGTTATTAACAACAGCTCAAGTTCTATTGAGACTAATGTAATAACTTGGCAACAGTTAGTGGCTTATTCACGCAGCGACATCTCCAAGATTGCTCCAATAAGAGTAATGAAGGAGAGCCAAATGGTACAGGATATTACTACTACAACTTCCGTAAAAGGTTGGAAAACAGGTGTAGCAGTCCTTAGACCTCTTGGATATGCAGGTGTCATCGTACATGCTAAGCCGACAGACATCAAGTTGTTTGAATCAGGCGAAGCAAATGACGGGGTGCAGTTTAATATCGCACAGGCGCAGGGATTCTTGTATGTAATAAATAAGATTGTCCCTAATGGACAACTTAAAGCATATCATACGGACGTGTTCGGACGCTATGCTCCGGTACTAAACGAGATTATGCAGCATTTGGTAGTAGATACTACGACAGCGGATTCTTAAACTATTAGGATATGACGGTACTTGAATGGCTGAAAGCATCAACGAGATACTCTTTTGAGGACAATGAATTTATAAAAATTGCCCTTGAAAGAGGCGTTGTTGCGCCAGATTCGGATTTAATATCCGTTTTGACACAAGAGCAAAAAGACCTCATGACGGCAGATATAATATTTGTCGCAGTCATGCTTTCGCCTTCAAGCACGCCGTCTTTGACGCAATCCCATAATGGGTTTGAATCAATAATAGGTAGTGAAAGTGATGCCGAGCGCACACGAAAAATAGCATTTGCGAAGTCATTATACAAAAAATATGATGACCCGAAATATGATATTCTGAATGATACGCAAGGTAATATAAGTTTCATTGAAATAGAGGATGTGATATAATGGAAGAATTCCCATATACAGGCACGATAAAACGTAGTGGTAGCGGAGATTTTGGCTCTGAGGAAGACATAACCGTCTATGAAGGGAAAATGGATGTCGGTTTGTCTTCGGATGAGATAGGAAGCACGGCGCAGACCTCAAGTTATAATATCTTTATTCCATTTGCTAAAGGGGCTATGATGCCGCATAAGGACGATAATATACAGGTTATCATGGAGGGAGAGACTATTTTGTTGAAAGTGGATAATGCTATCCCGTCACACCTTGGCAGAGTGCGGATATATGCAACAAGGGAGAGTTATTAAATGGCAGGGGCAACGGTTAAGATAAGCACAAAGGGTCTCGCGGAGGCAAAGAAAAAACTTTTTGCCGTTGCTGCAAAAAAGCAGACGCAGCGACTTTGCAAATATGCCGACCTCATGTTGAAGAAAGCATATAACAAGAAATCTTTTGCTAATCAGACATGGAATCTGGCGGACAGTTATATATGGGTTGTGTATTATCTCGGAGAAGTGCAAGGCAGCGGCTTTATTTGGAACGGAGAGCGAGCGACAGAAGAATCAAGATTCCATGGACAGAAAATTAATGGAAGGGCGCTTGCAGAGAACTTCATAAGCACTTATCCGCAGAGGAACATGAATGGATGGGAGGTAGTGTGGGCAGCAACTGCACCTTATTCAACTTATCTGGAAAGCGGCACAATACGTCATGGAAAATTTTTGGTGCTCAGCGGCATTTATGATGAGGTGGTAAGTGATTTTGGCAATAGGGCAAGAGTTAATTTTGAAATAGTATATTAATATGAATATTTCCCGACCTGACATATATACTTATATCTATACCGCGCTCAATGGCAATGTTGATTGTCCTATTTATGCTATGGCTATTCCACAAACCCTTTCTACGAATGATACCACAAAGGGATTTATTGTGATGAGATTAGCAGAAATGGATGACCAATCGGAATTTCCCGAAGAGGCTTACGCTATAGAACGTGCTTATATAGAGTGTTATGTTCCGGCAAAATCCGGAGGGAAAATAGACCTTTCGTTATATACATCTTTACAGAATAGCATAGATGCGGTAATAGACAATATGTGCAATACTGAAAATCCCGATTATGCAACGATGAAAGATAACATACTGAATTATGAGGATATGTACAGCACCACAAAAAATGTCTATTTCATGTATGGCAAATCTTTCAAAATAATTATTAAAAACAATTAAAACATTTATATCATGGCAGCAACTGCAAAAACAACATTAAAAACCATTTCGCTCGGTTATGCGGCGGTTGGTAATTCTCTTTTAGGAAGTCCATCTACTTATACTTCTGTAACGGGAGTATTAAAAGGTTTGACCATTTCGCAGGATTCTCCCGATGTGACGGAGATTAAATCGCAATTTTCCGATTCCCCGTATGATGTTTTATATACGGGTAAACCTATTACGATTAAGTTTGAATTGGCTAATTACAAACTTTCCGATTTGACACCGTTATTCGGTGGTACTTATACTGAGGCATCCGCTTCTGCGGATGAATCCTATGAAGGCCCGACAGCGGCTTACACTTCGGAGCATGAGTTCAAACTTGGATTCCAAAAAGGTAATAGATACCTTCTTATCTATCGCGGTAATACAGTAGGTACAGTTAAGAAAGATGATGACGGCGCATTGAATTTTAGCGTTATCATAACATCTCTTGTGTACAATGACGGGACAACTGACCACATGTACCAGATTATAGGAGACGCAAAGACAGCGTAGCCTTTAAAGATGTTAAATTATTAGGGGTGGTGGAATAGTCCGCCAGCCCTTTTTTTGTTTAGAGGTGATAGGCTTATGCCGAAAGCGGTTTTATGTGATTTTTCCGTTTCACCTCTTTTTATAAAATCCATATAAAAACCACAAATTATGAATGAAGAAGAGAAAATACAAAATGTAATACAGGAAGATACGGGATATGACATCCCTCTTGTCTTACGAAGGAAAATAATTGACATAATGAATGACTGTCCTACGCTTGTCAAGGTCGGGGAGAAAAAATATGTTGTAAAGAATTTACGGGCATATTCGCTTAATCGTATTCTTAAAGTAGGATTAAGGATGATAGAGGGGGATAATGAATTGAAGAAAGACAAGGAGCAGACGGACAGCAAACTTGTCTTGGCATTATGCAGTGACCTTGAGGCGAGTAGCGAGATTGTTGCAATAATCTTATGCAATCATCTTTTTGCTCCACCGGAAGAGATAAACAACATTACGGATGTAGATGCTGTAATGGATAATAACGACAAGATGATTAAGGTGATGAAAGGGCGTATAATGATGAGTACTGTTGAGCCAAACCAATGGGCGGCGATAATACTTGGAGCAATACAAAGTATTGATTTGACGGGGCTTTTTATGACGCTCACATCGGCGAAGCATGTTATGGCTTCTCTAACCGGTGTGAGGAAAAATCAGGAGGAGCAATTACAATCTTTTCGGGAAGCATTATCGGAGATGCAAGCGACTTCATCCGGCTCTTCCCGCAATACACCTTAGATGATTATTTATACCGATTATCATTGGCAAAGATACAGTTTTTAAGCGTAGACAATACGCATATCAAATACCTTGAGGGCAAGGATGAGGAGATATGGAAAGGGTATCTTGAGGCGATTAAATCACAGAGAGCACTTGAAAGGATACTTGAGGGAGGGGCAATAAGAGATAACAGTTAAAAAATTTTTGTTATGGCAGAAGAAGTAGTAATGAGCGCGGCCATGTCGCTTGACGAATTACAGAAAAGCATAAATGACACATTGCAGAAAATAGAAACACGTTTCATGACGTTCAGTGATAATGTAGAAAATTCATTGAATGGCTTGAGTGGCGATGCTGAAGGCCTTGGCACGAGGATAGGCAAGGGAATAAATACCGGTCTGACCGCGCAACTTGCCGAAGCGGAACGTAAGATAAATGAATTAAAAAATAGCCTTGCTTCTACTACGGGGAAATCTACTGCTTCTTCCGGAGGGACAGCGCAGACGGCCGAACAGACCCCCGTTATTAACGTGGAGACCTTGCAGCAAGCCAATGATGCCGCCGCCAGATTGTCACAGAACTTTGCTACTGCAAATAATAATGTAAAAAACATCAATGCTTCTTTGGATAAGGAGGTGGCTAATTCTGAATCAACAAAGAACGCCGATTCGCAGACCAATCAGGAACTTTCGCGAAGACAGATGTTGTTGAATCAGATAAGAGAACAGCGACAATCTGAGATACGATTGCAGCAAAATCTTAATGACGCACAAAGAAAAAATACTATTTTATCTGGCGGGCAGGATTATGAATCAGCAATGTCCTTGCAAACAAATTCTATTCAGCAGCGCATTGACAAGATACGCGCATTGGAGATAGTGCAGAGAAATCTTAATACGACTGACGCAAACTACCAGACAAATCTTCAGTCTACGAATAAGGAGATAGCCAACCTCAAGAAAGCCAATACGGAGGCTGCTGCCGCAGGGGGCGTGCTTGAAAAGGGAAATAATAAACTCATAGAATCTTTCAAGAATCTATCAAGAAGGGTCATGTTTTATTTTGGGTTGGGTGCAATTACGGGCTTTGTCAGAGAACTGTATGTCATACGTGGACAATATGAGATGCTTGAGCGGTCTATTGGGGCTATATTAGATAATTTTCAACAGGGTTCGCAGATATTCTCACAGATAACGGCCAATGCCCTTAAATCACCTTTTACGGTGCTTGACTTGGCAGGTGCGGCAAAGCAGTTGATTGCATATAATTTTAGCGCAGATGAGGTTGTGGGGACAACGAAAAGACTTGCAGACATAAGTTCTGCATTGGGCGTCCCTCTGGAGCGTGTAGTATATAATCTTGGACAGATAAGAGCACAGACTGTATTAACAGCCAGAGATGCGCGAGATTTCGCCAATGCGGGTTTGGCCATAGTGCCGAAATTAGCAAGCATGTATACACAATTAGAGGGTAAGGTCATAACTACAGGAGATGTTTTTGAGCGGATGAGCAAAAAAATGGTTTCTTATCAGGACGTGATGAAAGTTATCACTTCGCTCACTGACCAAGGGGGTATGTTCTTTGATTTTCAGGCTAAACAAGCAGAGACATTAAAGGGGCAATTGAGTAATTTAACAGATGCATTTAATGATTTAGGGAAGAGCAATCAAGGATTATTGAGTGGTGGTGTGCAAGGATTAAGAGTTTTATTTAATAATTGGAAAGCAATAAATGAGATAATCAATGATGTCATAGCTACCATAGGATTATATAAGGGTGCGCAACTCATATTAAATGCAACTATAGGCAAAGGCAATCTGGCATTAGTAGAACAAGCTGATATTTTACGCCGACAGACAGTTGCTAAGATAACAGAGGCTTCTTTGACGCGCGCTTTGACCACGGAAGAACAATCTTATCTGGCAACATCCAATAATGTTACCGTGGCTGATTATAAGAATCTTCTTTTAAAGAAGAATCTTACCGCAAGTCAGGCAATGATGCTTTTATCTTCCCAGAAAAACAATGTGGCTTTGAAAGAGGCAATGGTGTCAATGAATATATTGAACGCCGAGCAGGTAAAAACGGCTACTTCAGCAAAGACAACTACCATGGCATGGCAAAGTTTTACTGCTGCCTTGAAAAAAGGTGCAATGGCCGTAGGAAACTTCTTGGCACAAAACGCATTATTAATAGCTGCTACTATCGCCATATCAGTCATAACAAGACTTATAACGGCTCATCAACAACTAATGGAGCAACTTGATGAGATAAATAAAAAATACAATGATTGGCGAACGCAATTGACAAAAATAAATTCCCAAGAGATTATTGATGTAAAGAAAAACAATACCGAAGGAATAAAGAAGAACTTGCAGGATTTAGTTGATTTTGCAAAGGAGAACTTTGATAAGACTTATAATATAAACATCTCCGTATTGAACGACAAACAGGCCAAAGAGGCTTTTGCGTCAATACGTCTGGATATAGAGGCATTGATGTCTTTTTCAAAGACTTACGCGACTGCTTTTACCGAGACCAATATAGATAAGTCATTTAAAAAGATAGGAGATGAAGCCACAACATTATATGACAATATCATCAATACTACTCCGCAGATAATAACTTATTTTGAAAAACACGCAAAGGCATTAGAGAATATCAAGAATGGGGAACAGGCGTTGATGACCCTTGAGACGGCACGTGGCGAGAACGAGACATATATATCCTATATAAACAGGATGACTGCCGCATATAAGACTTTGGGGATAGAAATGACATCAACAGACATCCGCGCATTTGGCTCAGAAAATAATGCAGCAAAACAGTTGGCTTCTAATTTTGGCATGGATTATAATGTTTTTAAAACATTGACAGAGGGCATGAAAGAGTATCAACGCCGTTTGTCTTATTTTGCCGCAGATTATTCCGATGTTATAGATGAATTGGCCAAGAAAATGAATTTAAGCAATATCCCCGATGACCAAAAAACGGTAAAACTTAAATTTGCAATAGACCAACTTTCAAAAGATAAGGGTTGGTCAGATTTGCAAAAAGAGATTGTTTACCAAGAGACATCAAAGAAATTAAAAATAAATATTCTCCTTGACCCGAAAAAATCGGCGACAACGAATGACCTTGCCGCATGGCAGAACACTATGCAGCAATGGGCGAATAGTCATGGCATAACATTCAATCTTAATTTCACGCAGAACGAGAGTGAAGTAGACTTTTCCAAGAGGATGCACCAAGAGGTTGAAAACACCAATGCCGAACTTGAATTGTCAATAAATAAATATAATAGAGGCATATATTCAAGAGTGCAGACCATGCAGGACGGTTCTACAAGAATCGTGATGATAACTAAGGAAGAGGCGAAGAAGACGATTGCCGATTTACAGGCAGAATTGGCCGCACGCAAGCAACTTGAATATGCTTCAGGATATACTGATACTAAGGGGATTAACAAGCAGGCCAGCCAAGCAAGAAAAGAGGAAGGCCAAACGATAAAACAAGAGATACAACTTATCAATGACCTTAATTCATCTTATGACAAACTGCTTAAGAGCGGCAGCACAAAAGCCGATGCGTTAAAGTTTGTTGCGGATGAATATGATAAGAGTTTTTCTAATATAAACGCTATTCTTAAAAAATTCAAGATAGCAATCAAACCGGAAGATTTTACAGGGAAGAATGATACGGAGATAATCAAAGTCCTTGAGCAGCAGATGAAGGCGGTCAAAGATAGAGCCATGCGCCAAGAACTTGATTTGGAGATAAAAAAACTTAAAGTAGAAGCACGGGAATATGACTTGTCCGCCATAACGGACAATCTGCAAACGCAACTATCTAATATAAAAGAAAGTTATGAATTAGGCATTGAGGTTAAGGCTAATCCGGAATTGGCAAATATGTTCTCAAATGTTTTAGGTGTAGATTTTCGCACTTTGCCAAAGACCGCAGAAGATGCAGTTAAACAATTGCAGAAAGCGCTTGATGATATGCTAAATAAATATAAAGGCAAGACGGGGACAACAATCCCGTCATTTAACATATTGGAAACTTCGCCGCAAAAAATGGATGAGATTGCGAAGCAATATGGTCTTGATAAAAACGGGAGTTTATATAAGAGCATGGTCAATTATCATACTCAATCAATAGAATGGATAAAGAAAGAAGAGAGTGAGACGATAAAATCATGGCAAGAATTATTAAATAAATATGGCGACTATGCCACTAAAAAACAGCAGATTCAGGATGAGGCGACAAAAGAACGATTAACGTTGATTGGCTCTGCCGGCACTCCGCAACAAAAAGAGCAGGCGGCATCTTTAGAATTAAATATATCTCTTGCAAAGACACCGGAACAAAAGACCAATCTTATAGAGCAGGTAAAAGCATTGTCCGATGAGGTGGCGAAAGGCAGCGACACCACATTAAAACTTAATGTAGCAATAGATACTTCGCAAAAACAGAAATTAGCCAATCTGCAATTTGATATATTCAAGTCTTCCTCTTCATATACAAAATTATTTGATAACATAGGTAATGTAAGTACGCGTTCCATAGAAAACATTATTTCTCAACTTGACGCCTTGAAGCAATCTATGGGCGAAGATTTAAGCCCAGAAGATGCGAAAGCCCTAATGGAAGCATTTAGTAAAATGGAAGATGAAATGGCTAAACGAAATCCATTTGAAACAATCGTAAAAGGAATTGCCGAGTATATTAAAAGTATAAAAGATTTAAAGAACGCACGGGCGGAGGAGAAAAAGGCGGATGAAGAAGTTGCAGCCGCTCAATTAGAAGTTGAATCTGCGCAAGCGGCTCTTAATGATGCGCAGCATAATTCAAACACTTCGGCTTCAACTTTTTTAGGACTTAATGATAAATTAAAAACATCAACAAATAAACTTACCGATGCGAAAAAGAAGCAGGCAAAGGCGGAAGGTGATGTTGCGGCCGCATCAGATGAACAGAAAAAAGCAGGGAAAGGTATTAGTGATGGTCTAACGGCGCTTCAAAACGGGATTAGTACATCAATAGATATTTTAACTGATTTTAAAAAAGCTCTTGGAATATCGGATGCAAGTAAAATGGGTAAGGCAATAGATTCTATTGTTAATAGTTTGGGAATGATGTCCGCCGCATTATCTATGGTAATTGTTATAGCAATTCTTGCTGAATCAAGTTTATGGTGGGTCACACTTATTGCTGCTGCTTTAGCAGGCATGTTATCCGTACTCCAAATCATTGGAGGGAAAAAAGACACTTTCACTCCATTGAAAAATGAACTTGAAAATTTAAAGAAAGTCATAGATGACACTATAGATTCTGACAAAGAACTGTTAAAGACATTATCCGGCACAGAGGCAACAGACACTTATGCCGATATGATAAAAAATATTGACCTTATAATAAAAAGTTATCGCGACCTTGCCAAAGCTGCCGGAAAGAGTGGGGCTTCATGGGGTAGTCATAGTTACGCATATAAGAGCAATAGAGCTCTTTCAGGCTCTTTTAAAGAGATGAGCCAGATTGTTGGCAAGACTATAACAAGCGTACAAGATTTATATGGTTTATCCGCTGAAGAATTACAAAAAATAAAAGAGCAGATGCCTACTGCATGGGCAAAGATTTCTTCAAGTATTCGCGAATCATTAGAGGGAATAATAGAATATAGTGATAAGGCCAAAGAGGCCGCTGATGCGTTAGCGGAAGCTCTTACAAACATTTCTCTTGATGATTTGACGAATAATTTTGAAAAGATGCTTGAGGATATGGATTCAAGCGCGTCCGATTTTGCAAATAATATGGAGGAATATTTAAGAAATGCTATAGTGCATGCCATGATGGCTAAAACCTATTCAAGTATGCTTGAAGAATGGTATAAGCAGTTTGAAGCAGGCATGAAAGACGGGACGTTGTCTGAAAGCGAGGCCGCTCAATTGAAGAAAGATTATAATGATATCGTCTCAAGTGCAATGGCAACGAGAACGTCTTTATTAAAGGCTATGGGTGCGACAACTACTTCCGCTTTGTCTGATTTGCAAAAAGGCATACAGGGTATTTCGGAAAGCACGGGAGGAGCGATTGAAGGATATATGAATAATATAAGCGGGCAGATTTTTTTACAGTCTACGCAATTAGCACAATTGCTTGCACAAGGAGATATAAACACTGCGTCTAATTCCCAGATATTATTGCAATTGCAGCAATCATATCAAATGCAGTCGGCAATAAGAACGTTGATAAGCAATGCCGTTAGTTCAAATGGCAGAGGCTTTAATGTATATATGCAAAATTAAAAATAATATGATTATGGATGACAAGATATTTACTTTTTACAAGGAGGCTCTTAAAAGAGGATTGTCAGGAAAATATAAAAGACAATGGAAGAGCGCGCTGTCTGACAAGGAGAAACTTATATCCTTGTCTTTAACGAAAAAGGGTATTCCGTTTTTAATAAAAGCGGTTAATGAGGGTTGGTCGCCCGAAATTGATTATCTTAAAAAAGAATTTGAGAATTATATTAATGGGAATTATATATCATTAATACATGAGGGGATAGGAAAATATGCGGGAGAATTATTTATGCTTGACGATGACCCTGTTATAACTATCTGTACCGATGTGTCAAACATAATACACTGTGATAAAGATGTTTATATCATTTCTAACAATCATACTTCATATATTTCCAATGATAGTGTGATAAAGATGATAATCAAATGCGCTTGCAATGAGATAAGGATAAACATGTTTGACAGAAGCAAGCTTATATTGGAAGAAGTGCCGGACAAGACAAAAGTTTTTATATGTAAATATTCTGACAAATGCACTGTCATAAAGAAAGATAAATGCAAAGGCGCGGTAAGTGAAATGATTAAAAAACTTGGTGATTATGAATAATTTAGGGAAGAATATTTATTATGTTAAATCGGGCTCGGATGATTATGCCGATGTTACGACAAAATGGGAGGGTTTGTATTTTTTGCAAGTTGAGGGATTGACAGACCGTGGCGCACCGAAGAATATTGGAGTGCAGGAATGGGTGAACAGCAATAAACTTGATGTATATATTCCCGACACGGTGTATTATGCCACCAATGAGGTTAAGATAACGTTCATTGTCCGTGATGTTTATAATCATTCTATTAACGTAAGGACAACGCATGATGCGTTCATATCATATATGACTTCACGCAAGGTTAGCATCAAATCTTTATATGATAAATTGGAGAACGAGATTGTCTGCCAATCATCGTACGAACCTACTACAATCTTATTATCCCGTCCGGCGGGGCAGAACGCCATGGTAGGGACATTGACGCTAAAAAAAATTAATTCAACAAACACAGAAGTTTCTTAAGTTTTTTTTGGTTGATTAAAAAGAATATACTACATTTGTGGTATGGAAGAAATACGATATATCAAAGAGATGAAGGAATATCTTAATATTCCCTCATGTCCCAAGAAAGAATGGGACGGAAAGAGCCATTTTGATAAGGGAGTGGCTGTAATCAGTCTGGCTGTTAGCGGTGTTGCTTATGCCGTATGTTCTTACTCGGAGAAAGACAATAAGCCGCATATCACGAAAGTCTTTTGCCTTGAGCCTTTTACGGATATAAAAAAGATATATCCCGTCCCTGCGTATCTTGATACCAATGTAGATAAAATGGACTTTGATGATGATGATAGCAAAGAGGCAATGCGTGATTTGATAGACGCAAGCCAGACTATCAATGGCGAGGGGACGGAGAAAAAGATTGACATAAAATATGAGTGGATATTCCCCGAAATACATTCTGCCGAAGAGGCGATTGCTTTCATCAAAAGCAAAGGGGGGAAATATAGCAAGGGGGCTTTACCAAAGAGCGAAGATAAACTGAAAGCCAGATTGCTACTTATTCAAATGGACGAGAAAAAATAAAATGGACAATCATGGAAAAAACAAGTATTCAATGGAATGGCGACAATCTAAAAAAGACAATAGAGTTTCTGGAGGGAATAAATCCCAACAATGAGAAATGCGATAATAATTTTGTCCCTCTATGTGGGAAAAATTATAAAATTAAAGAAGTATATTATGATGAGCCGCCACAATTGTTTTTATTAACAAAAA